ACCTTCAAAGAAAGGAATATCAAAAGTATTTCCGCGAGAAAACACTGTTTTTAGGTTATTGATATTTACATTCTGCACAAAAAAGTTATAGGTTTCGCTAATATCTTTATCATTTTCTGATGGTGTGATTACCGCTTGTGTTGTTTCTTTGGGTTGGTTATTCCACCAATCAAGCGTAGATTTTGAAATCTTACGATCATAAACTTCCACTTGCTTTTTAACATCATACTTAATACTAACACTACTATCTAAAAGTTCTTCATAACTGTATGGATTATTTGTAAATCTTGCCCTAGAGAAAGTAAGCAGACCTAAAGATAATACAACACCTCTGTTTACATCAACAGAAAGTGTTTCAAAATCATATATCACACAATCATTTAACCCTTCATAAGCAACACTCATTCTATGAACTCCACATTTGCCATTATTTCAGTTAGACATGCAACCGTATTGATTTCTAAATCAGCAACAAAAGCATTCTTATATTGATATTCCGCAAGAATTAGAACAACTTGAGGGATAGCATGAGGTTTGATATGATTTGACATTTTATCATAAATTCCTCTAAAGATTGCAGAACTATCAGTATCAATGTTGTTCACCACCCAAGACCGCATTTTCTTAAAATCTTTATCTTTGATGAATTTTAAGAGAGCATCAATTTCATTGATACCAGTACTATTAGAACCGCTATTACTAAGAACACCACCCACAGATCGTCTTTGTACTTCATTTAAAACCCTTCTCCAATCAGGAGCATGTTTCATGATAATCTTAACAAGGTCTTGATCTTCAAATTTTACATTCTCTTGTTCAAGAATATTTCTAGCATGTTTAAAAAAATCACCACAAAGACTTGCCATTTCTTTTTTGGATGTATTAAATTCATAAACACCACATCTTGAATGAAGTGGTTCAATAATACGATTTTTAAAATTGCATGTCATTATGAAACGACAATTATTACTAAATTCCTCTATAAATCCACGTAATGCAGGTTGAGTTGATTGTGGATTGAGATAGTCTGCCTCATCCAAAATTACAACTTTATAACCACCTTGTAAAGATACAGTAGAAGCAAATTGTTTAATCTTTCCACGTAAAGTGTCAATATTGCCATCCTCAGAACCATTAATAATTATATAATCAAGTCCTAAAGTATGACATAACGCTTTGGCTATTGTTGTTTTACCAAGACCAGCAGTTCCAGTAAACAACATGTTTGGAATTTCACTGGTCTTAATAATTTGTTTAAATGTTTCTTTTAGATCAGATGGTAGAATAGTCCTCTCAATAGTTTGTGGGCGGTATTTCTCCACCCACAAAAATTCATTATCCAACTTTCGTTGTAATTCAACATCCATAATATAATTGTATCCTTATAGGAATTTACTAACTACTCTTCTGCTTGCTCTTGCTTATAGTTTTCAACAATCTGCACACCTTGAGTACACTGATCCCTCAACTGTCCAATTGTTGATAGTTCTTCACCACGAAAACCACCACGCTGCGTTACTGTATCAATTACTGCAATCGCACTGCGAGAAATTTGATTCATAAGGTCATATGCTTTTTTATGTGGGTCTTCAACTTTTTTATTTTTATCGTCAGCCATTTTTAATTACTCTCCATAAGTAGATGTTTTTTCAAGTGCAATCCAGTATTGCAATTTAGTTTCAGTATTAGTCAATTTTGAAATCAATTTTGATGAAATCTCCACATCATAATTACCAGTTAAAATTTTCAAGTTGTTAATGTTATACACAAACTTATAACTACTTGAATTTTCTTCAACAGGAATATCAATAGAAAAAGTATTCGCTGTAGAATTATCAGTTGTCGTTACCGTCAATTTCGCAAGACCGTCATTTCCACTAGATTCAATGATCAATTCTGAGTGACCTAGTGCAGATGCCGCTCGTTTTAGTTTATTTAATGTATCCATATCTAGGCGAAATTTAATGTCACCTTCTGGCATCTTTACATCTTTTGAAGATGTTGTCAGCATGTCTGGATCAGAGAAAAAATACTTGATATTTGATCTACCAGTAGAATCTCCAATAGTAACATAATCTCCAGAGAAATCTAACACTGGCGTATCAACCAAACCAAGCACTCCAAGGAATTCACTTAGATCATAAATTCCAAACCTTTGAGGAAAGGTCTGTTCAACTTCTGCTTTTGCCAGAATATTTTTTGCTTCTGAAATAGTTCTGATACTGCTACCATTTTCAATAACAATATTTGAATTAATAGATGCGAAGTTCTTCAATACTTGAATTGTGGCCTCGCTAATCACTTCTCTCATAATTTAATCTCCATTGTTTCATTTCTGCAATTATAACACATAATACTTGAATCGTCAAGCACTTATTTTATTTTACTAAAATTTTTCTTCTTAAAGAATTCTATTTTATTTTCAAATTTTCCATCAAGAATTTCTCCCTTATGTGAAATTACAAAAACATTAGTATCATCATCAAGAGTATACAGTATTTTCATAAGATTGTCAACACCATCATGATCCAAAGAAGAATCAAAAGTTTCATCTAAAATTAGAAGATTGGTTGCTACAGAATTTTTCATCTTGGCAATCATTCTCCAAGTAAACAAAAGTGCTAGATCAATACGTTGTTTTTCACCTTCACTGAAAGAGTCGTATGAAAAAGCATCTCTATGCCTTGAACGAATAGTTTCTTGAAAGGATTCATCCAAATCAAAATGAACAAAAAAATCTAATGTCTGTAAATATTTGTTTACTAAATTATTGATTACAGGCAAGTATTGTTTAATTACTTTAGTCTTTATTCCAGTATCTTTAAGCATTTCTGCCATGGCTGCATTATAAGTATATGATTCATTTATTTCATACCTTTCATTATTTGAACCATTTTTAACGTCCTCTAATTTTTTTAATTCAGAGGTAGCATTTGACAAATCTCCAGTTTTTTCAGAAAGTTTATTTAACTCATCTTGGTAAGATTGTACTTGTTTTTGTAGGCGAGTAATTGTATTATTATTGGAAGATATAATTGACAAATTCTGACTGACTTTATTTGCCAACTCAGTGTACCGCCCAATAGTATCTTCTACAATAGATGATTCTTTAATTCCATGATCCATTGCTTCTTTAAGTTCTTTTGCTTTCTTTTGTGCATCATCAAGATTTTGTGATCTAAGTGTTGGATCAATAATCTGAGTACAAGTTGGGCAAGTTTCATTTTTCTCGTAGAATTTTGCCTCTTTGACCAATGCTTTTATTTTTGTTTTGAATTGGGCTTGATATTGTAGTAGTGCTTGTTTTTTATCATTAGCACGATTTAATTCCTCTTGCATTGTTTTTTGATTTTCATCAATAAACTTCTGACACAATATATTATTGTCTTCCAAAGTATCACACTCAGATATTAAATCAGATATATCAGAATTTCTTTTATCTATAAATTCCTCATTTAATGTGGTCAAATCGTTGATATATTTCTTCTGAGTTTTTATTTGATTTTCAGTTAAATCAATAGTGTATTTTATATCTTTTAATTTTTCACGTAACAATGCAGTTTTCTCTTTAAGAATAATATTCATTTTAGAGAAAACATTTATATCTAATAAATCCTCAATAACATCTCTACGATGTTGTGCTGGAAGTTGCATAAATGGAATAAAAGAACTGCTGCCTAATACTACAATTTGATGAAAAGATTTGTGATTTAGTTTCAAAATATTTTGTTCTAATATTTTTTGATACTCTTTAGCATGGGATGATTGATCAATCATACTACCATTTGTCCAAATCTCAAAAAGGGTTGGCTTTATCCCACGAACAATTTTAAAGTCTTTACTTCCTATTGAGAAGGCAACTTCAACCACACAATCTTTATTATTAATTGTATTAACTAATTGAGGTTTGTTTATGCCACGATGAGGTTTGCCAAATAGCCCAAATGATATGGCATCCAACATAGTTGATTTACCTGACCCATTTAATCCTACAATGAGAGTAGATTTAGAATTATTTAATTTTATTTCAGTCCAATTATTCCCAGTTGATAGGAAATTTTTATACTTCAATGATTTAAATATTATCATGCGATTTCAAGTGCCTGTGCTTCAGTCAATAAATTTCTCATTTCAATTTTAATTCTAGACTTATCTAATTCAGTATCAACATTATCAATGTAACTGTCAAGAAGAGTAGTGGTATCTTCTACAGATACTCCTTCATCACCCACTCTTTCACCTATAAATTCGTCAAAATTCTCAGCAATTTTTAATTCATGTATTTTTCTATTCGTTATTCTATCACAAAATTGATCAAATGTAAAGGGATTAGATTTATTAATTACGACTAATTTAACAAACTTATTGTCTAAATAGTCTACATCATAATTACTATAGTCTGTCTTTGTATCGTCATACAATATCTTTTCAAATAATGTGAAAGGATTAACTATTGCTTCTAATTCGCGAGTTTCAGTATCTAGTACATGAAAGTGTTTAGGGTCATGAGCGTCTGACCAGAAAAATTCCATTTGAGTACCTAGATAAAAAATATTATCTTTTTGGGATTTGGTATGATAGTGACCAGATAAAACCATTTCAAATCTTGAAAATTCTTCTTTATCCATACCATGCGTATTCTTAATTCCACGCATCATATCAAAACCAGATAATTCTAAGTGACCACCAAGAAATGATGCCTTACAATTTTTCACAAAATTCATAGATTCTTCATAGTTCTCAGAAGTAATCCATGGCAATAAACCAATATCTAAACCGCCATAATTCATCACTGTTGGTTTCATAACAATATGAACTTCATTCATATAATGACCCAATAGTTCTTTGAGCGAATTTAACTCGTTAGTATTTTTGAAATATGTGTCGTGATTACCCGGAATAATATCCATAGTCATGCCACGCTCTCGCATAGGGTTTAGAAAACTCTTGCGATTGTGTGTCAATGCTCTAAAGTTAATAAACTTGCGATGATCGTAATAATCTCCCAGATGCAAAATTTGCTTGATATTATGATTGTCACAATATGGAAATAATATTTCTTTATAAAATTTTGCCGCATTATCTAAAAAAATATCAGAGGCATTTCTTATACCTGTATGCGTATCGTTTAATATTAATAATTTCATTCTAAAAAGTCTTTCAAATCGGAATCAACATTAACTGTTCTTTTTTTCCTTTGTTGTTTCTCAGCCTTACCAAATTCTTTTATTTCTGTGTCGTATTCTTTTACTTTGTCAATTCGGTCTTTGAGAACATCAATGAAATGTGTCGCGACACCAGTTGAAGCATCGCCATTTTCAGTAACAAGGAACGCTTCTATACCAGATTGAGACATATATTTTTCTTTAATATCTTGTTGTTTCTTCTCTTTGGCAATTCTTCTTAGGAATGCATACCAAATGATTTGAGTGAAATAAGCAAAGGCGTTTGGTTTACCACTTCTAGTAGCAGCATTAATATTATAATTTTCTACTGCCTTTAAACAATTCTCTACTGCGTCCATAACCATTTCTTCACGATAGGTATACCTAATAAAATTAGATTTATGAGAAAGATTTTCAGCAATTCTTAAAAAACATAATGCCAAATAATTTGGAACTACAGGCAATTCTTCATTATTATCTCTTGCTTCATTTATAGTTTTAACATATTCTACAATTTTTTCTGAAAATTCGGCATTATTTACATAATGGGTATTTTTTGTTTTGGCCTTTGGCATTCAATTCACTCCTTGTATTCCTACTATTATACCACAAATAGACGGTAATGTAAAGCATAATTATTTTATTTTATTTTAGGGGTTGACAGAATCATAAGTTAAGTGTATAATAAGGAGAATCCTTTATAGGGGGGAATCAATGTTTATAACCTGATGGAAATTTTATAATATTTTCATCGCTGTCAAGCATTTCGTGAAATTTAACTTCTAAATCTTCTTTTTTATTATATAACCTTTCCATCCAAGTTTCAACATCTAAATCCTCATCCACTTTATTAGTAATGGCTTTGTCAAATTGACTTATTAAATCCTCGCTAGGTACTGCTATGGCTAATATATGCATATCATTTAATGAAATAAGTTCTTGTGTTTTTTCTTGGAATGAAATCCAAGGCCGAAGCATACCATAACTTCTATTCGCATCAATTTCAATTTTACAAATCTGAAGTGCGTGACGAACTATAAGTTCATCATCAGTGATATCTACTATTTCACAAAGTATTTCATCTCCTGATGACATTTTTATTTGTTTTACTCTTTCAATATCTTTAGCACTCATAATTTCACCTCGTATTTTTTAAAGTTGAACTGTTCTTTTTTGTATATTTTTAATCGTTCTTCTCCATGAAGTAAAGCATAATTCATTTTCTTTTTATGCCGTAAATCGTCTATCACATCATATAATTTAGTAATTCTTCCATCGTCACTTTTTCGCAATCCTCTACCAACACTTTGCAGCACTCTAATTTGAGATTTACTTGGTGAAGCAAATATTATATTGTGTAGGTTTCTAATATTTATACCAGTACTAAAGGTTCCTAGAGATGCAACAATGATTGCGTCCTTTTGACTTTCTACAATTTTTCTAATGGCTTCTCTATCTGCCGCTTCTGTTGCTCCAGAAACAAAAAATACTTTTCTCTTATCTTCTTTTTTATCGCATATTAAATCATAAAGAACCTTACCATGCTTTTCCACAAATTGAAATAGTACTAGCGTATTGCCATCCATACCTAATGATAAATTGCGAATAAATTTATTTCTTTTTTCATTTAAAACAATCCAATTAATTTCTTGTGCATAGGTGTTTCCTACGTTTTGAAAACAATCATCCTCATCATATTTCAACTTTAACATATATATTTCAAGAGGCGCAAGTGTTGAATCATCTTGTAGTTTTTTAGTAGTAGTTACCTTTATTACCTTTCCAAATAATCCTTCTAAAACCAATTTGTGAGTTTCAGTACCATCTAAAGTTCCAGTAGTTCCAAATCTATATGCAGTGTTTCTACTTTTATTCATAATAGATGTTAAGGATTTTGATTTAAACCCATGACATTCATCACCAAAAATTACACCGAAATTTGAAAACCATGGTGCAGGTAGTTTGTAAATAGATTGCCAAGTTGATATAATTATTCTTTCTTTTATTCCTTTTTTTGCTTGACCAGAGTAAATAAAATGGCAATCCTTTTCTATATTAACACTATTATCGTGTGAAGAATAATCACTAAAATCTGCAAACATCTGTTGAACAAGAGAAGTAGTTGGAACAATAACCAAAACATTATCGTGATGATTTTCCATATACCATCTCATTAAAACATATATTATCAATGATTTACCTGATCCAGTTGGTGATAATAAAAGAGACCTTCTTTCTCTTATGGCAGAACACACAGCATCAAATTGATAACTTCGTATAGATATTGGTTCTCCACGACTCCTCAAATTTAAACTTTCAATAAAATCCATAATTTCTCTTGGATTTATTTTATTAAAAACTTCTGGTGGGCCGTACTCCCCATCTTCATATTCTAATTCATATCCTCTTTCTTTAGAGAATATTTTTAGTTGATGTAATAATCCTGATGGCAATTCATGAGATAGAGCATTAAATATCTTTATCTTACCATCCCACATCTTTGATTTATATTTTGGCATGTACTTATATCCTGGAACAAAAAACGAAAAATATTCGTTTAGTTCTTGAATAATACCATTATCACAACCTAACAGAAGAGAACATTCATTCTTCTTCTGTACTACTATCTTATCCACCGCTTTGATATACCTTCCACTTTATTATATTGCTTATTGTTTGATGCCGCCAGCGTAATGTCTCTACAATTTCTTGGAGCGTTTCAATCAATGTCTTATAATAGATTATTTTTTCTTCACTTTTCTGAATATCTGGATCAGAATCGTAATAATAGTTCATATCACCCTTCATAATTTTCATACCATCAAATGGGTCAAACTCCCAATTCTTTTCAATAATTTGGTTTTCAGTCATCTTACCATTATAATATAGCCACTTATCTTTGAGAAGAATTTTTTGATTCATCTCAGCCCGTTTCTTTTGAAGTTTATATACTGAAAGTAATTGCAAATATTTTGCATGTAATTTCGCAATGTCCACACTAGATTTATCTAGATTATGCTCATCAATATTACAGTCGTTTGACCAATGTTCAAGTATTTCTTCAAGGTTAAGCAATCATATTCTCCATAATGTATTAGTAATATATAGGTCTATTTTATCTCGTAATATCCAATCTTAAAGTTTACTGGAAAGGTAATTACAGGTGATGTTTCGGAAGTTGCTTCCATTAACACTGTACCAATGCTAGTGGGAACACAATCAATATATCTAATCGTCCTCACAACATTATTGTGACTACTAGTTATGGTTAAAGTTATGTCTAATTCTTGTGTTGAAGAAACAGATGCTGCTTTATCCATAGGAGATTTATATTTTGTCTCAACCAAAGAACTCAACAAGTTAAAAACTTCAATATAAGTTTGCATATTTTCATCAACTAAAATATCCATCGCCAAGTCTTCAAAAGTTAGTGTATCACCTGGAATTGAAATGCTTGAAATTCTCTTGAATGGTACACTTGGTGCTTGAACGCTTACACCGGGATGCACAATTCTTTGAGCGAAGAACTCAAGGTTTCCAAATGTGCTATGGTTTATAACTACCTTAAAATTGGTAGGTTGAAGATAGTTCATATTTGTGGTAACTGTTGCCATCTGATTTTATCCAATTATATCCAATTATATCCGATTATATCTATATTTATACTTGACATACCTATAAAATTATAGTAATTATAATTGTAACAAAAGAGAAAGAGAGAATCATATGACTTTTGTAGTTCACACTCAAGTTCTGGAAAATTATGGCGCACATGCAGAGGATGGAAAATTCTCAAGTGGTAATGCTTACTGGAAGTTCAAAGGTGGAAACACTTATATTGTTTCTGACGTTGAACGTGAGCAAGATGCAGTTGCTTTCGTAATGGCTGCTTTCTGCGAAAACAATGTGGCATGGAAAGAATATCCTTCTTCAAATACGACTGTTGATGAGTGGTTGCAAACACTTGAAGAAGATGATAAATCCTATCGCGATTTTCAAAAGGAAATGGCTTTGAATGTTTCTCCCCATAATGGAAAAACTGTCAAGGTAGGATTTTCTTCCTAATTACCATAAAAAAAGCAGTGCCGTAGCACTGCTTTAAAAGTTTTATAGAGGGCGAAATCGTTAATTGTTTCGCCCTTCTTGTGCAATACTATGCACCCAGAATGTTGTCCACTCTGAAGATTCTGTAGTATTGGTTTGTTTGCTTTGTTGCAAGACCGTTTGCTGGCGAAGAACCAACAAATGGGTTTGATACCATGCCGTAACGAGTTTTGAAACCAATTTTTGGCTGGAAATCATTCTCACCAACGGCGCGAACCATTGTGAGAGGTACATATGGGCAATAGAAGATACCAGCATCATATGCATTTGTACCTTTATAACCTACAGTGATGTAGTCAACAGTGGCATATGGGTCAACATATACTTTTGTGCGTCCGTTAAGAACACCAGCAAATGTGTTACCAGTGTCATCAACATTCAAGTTGGTTGACATTGCTGGAGCATAATCCAACATACCAGTTGCTGCCAAGCACGATGCAACATCACTAGATGTGATGATGAAGTTACCGCGACCTCTACGAGTTTCTTTGGCAATGTTATTGGCTTCACGCTCAATTTGAACCATGAGACCTTTAAACTTCTCAACGCTCCAACGACCATCAGCATCTGTTTGAAGATCAAAAACACCATTCAACAAAGTGTTACCAGTGGATGCACCAGTTTTTGCTTGTGAGTTGATGGTACGAATAACTTCGCGGTTGATTTCCGCGAGGATTTCAGTTGAAAGAATGTTGGCGAGTTCGCTTTCAGCGTCCAGACCATGAATTGCTTTCAAATCCTGTGCGAGTTCAAGCGAATATTCTGCTTTCAATGCGCGTGTTTTGGCAGATACAGTTGCTTTTTCAATGGTGAAACCCATTTCAGCAAATGCACTTGCACCAGATGTTCCAAGTGCTTCGCCATTTGCAAGCGACATTCCTGGAGTACCAACAGCAGGATCATTACGGTTATTGTCAATGCTTGAGTCAGGTGTTCCTGAATCTGCTACACCAGAAAGACCAGAACCATCGGCTACCATGTTTGCAGCAGAATCTCCAGAGAAAGCAGTTACTGCTTCATTAAAGAGTGCTTCATCATTTGCACTTGCCCCACCGCGAGAAGTTTCATAGGTTGATTTCATTGCGAAAATCAGACCAGTTGGACCTGTCATTGGCTGAACACCACATACATCATATGCCATCATGTTTGGCATTGCGCGGCGAACCAACGAAATAAGTACAGGGTTCCAGTTAGCAACATTTGCTGTGTTGTTTGCTGGTGCTGCTTCTGTCAGTTGACCGAAACCACCTTGTTGTGTTGCTTGCTCACGCAAAGCAATTTCTTGGTTTTCAAGCACAACAGCAGTAACTGCTTTGCGGTGCTTGTCTTGGATGGAACCAGCAGATTCTTCATTGAGAACCGGACCCCATTTTTCAATCAGTTGATTGTAATTCATTTCCATAATGGATACTCCTTAGTTACTTGCTTTAATAGCAGCGACATACTTAGCCATGCTATCTGATACGTTTACATCTACATCCGTATCTTCTTGGGTTTCTTCTGTAAGTGTTTCTTCTACGATAGCAGCAGGTGCGACTGCTGGTGTACCATTGAAGTAAGACTCTTTGATGGTGTCAACTTTAAATTTGAAATTATCTTCATTTTCAAATTCTACGCCTTCAACCAGTTTTTCCAATTTTGATGCTTCAGTACTAGCAAGATCATATGATGCTTCTGCAATAATAGCAGAACGCTTCAAATTAGAAATTGTTTCGTTCATATCAACATTGGTTTGGGTTTGCTTATTCAAAAGTTCTTCTAATTCTAGAACTTCTTCAGCGAGTTGGTCTACTAAGTCAACTTTGGTTTCTGGAACTTCAATGTAAGATTCCGTGAACAAGTCTTTCAACTTACCCATGAAGCCTTCAGCGATTTCAGTGCGAATACCTTGCTCTACAGCAATACGGTTTTCTTCCATCCATTGTTCAACAACGTAGTTTAAGTAAGAATCAATCTTGTCTACAAGGTCACCCTTTGCTTCATTGATCGCTTCTTCAGTCTCTGTAGCGTATTGCTCTTCCAGAGATGTGACTTTTTCTGCGAATGCTTCATCCAATTCTTGAACTTTAGTTGCAACTCTTGTAGTAAGTGCTGCCTCAAAAATTGTACTTGCTTTTGCTTTAAAGTCTTCTGATAGAGATTCATCAGCAGAAATAAGGACTTCCAAATCAGCAGTAGAAGTATCTTCTACCATTGTTTCTTCTTCCATATCTACTTCAATTTCTTCACCCATCGTTTTTTCATATGCTGCTTTGATTTCAGTCTTGGTTTTCATACCATTCATTTTATCAGTCATAGCATTAACCATACCCGCCTTAGTTTTAGGGGGGGATGCTTTTTTAGTAACTTGAGCCGCTTTCTGAACAGATTGTATGGAATCATCTTCCGCACCTTCTGGATCATCTGAAAGTGATGCTTCAGTTACTTCTTCGTGAGATTCCACAATTTCGTTGTCATCATGGACCTCAAGTTCCTGGTCTTGTGTTTGATCAGTCATACTTGACTCCTTTTTATTTCAGCAACGAGAGGAAATTTTCAAACCCACGAATTTGCGCTTCTTGCAAACCTTTTGATGGAGTTCTTTTTATTTCAGTCTCTATTTTTTCAATTTCTTGAGGTTTAATCATTCCATTATCCCATACCCAGTCTACACCTTCCATTATTCCATTAACGAAAGCATTAGGTGCGCTTGGGTCTTGAACAATGTCAACGGTGTTAAGAATAAAATCATCCTTAACTTCCATTATTCCATTACGTTTCTCAAGACTTCCCATACCACGAGTCGAAACACCTAGTTGACAACCACCATCAAGTAAACCCTTAACAACTTTACCCATAGGAGTGTCTAATATAAGTGCTTTACCCATCACATCATTTCCCTCAAACTTGAGGTCCGTAATACGATGGGATACCTTATCCAAGTTAACAGTTGGACCGTCTGGATGATTTAACTCACCTACAGCGCGTCCAGTTTTAACTTGTTCTTTTACATATTTGTTGATCGCATTTTCCATAATAGGCTTTGGATACATACGACCATTTCTATTCTTTGCTTCTGCTTGTGCAAAAACGCCTTCTATTTGATAAGACTTTTCACCATTTTCTTTTGCTTCAGTGATTAAATCTAACGCACCGTCACAGTACTCAGCAATTAGTTTCATGTCTTATCCTTTATATTGCTTAATGAATTCTTTTGCCATGGTCATCGCTTCTTTTTCTGAACTATAATTGTCCAAATGCTCACCATCAATATCAACTTTAAATTCTTTTCCTACTTTTTTAATATCAACTTTAGCACCATCTACTTTCATAGATTTTTCAATTAGTAGGTTTTCTTTTAATTCTTTAAAAGTTTTCATTAAATTAACTCTTTTTATTAGCCTATAGTTTATTTATATAAATTTATTCTTCAGATGTTGCATTCGCAAACATTTTTTGGCCCATAGATATTCTTTCCATATCTAGTGCGCTTTTGATTTTATCACCAAGCATATCACTAAAAACTTCACCAGCAACTCTAAGATTGCCATCATGGATAGCATCAATCATATCAAGTGTAGGAGTTTCTTCCACTTCTATATCTTCTTCTGCACTAGTATCAATAGTTTCGTTTTCACTGCTTTCTACATCATTAGTCTCATACTCTACTTCAAAATCTTCATCTTCCATTTCAATATCTCCTTATTATATTGTTATTTATACAAAATAGTTTTTTCAAATTAATGCCATCCATCACTATCAAAATACCCATCTGCTGTGGGAAATATATGTGGTATAATTAATTCTGTTCCTTCTGCCGTTAAAAACGCACTATCTACTGAAGGTGTTGAACCGAATATCATAGCAATTCCAGGACCACCACAAACTCCCCATGCTCCTGTACTTCCATCAAATGCAGCAGCACCACCGCCGCCACCGCCCCAATTTTTTGGATTATAGATTCTACCATGTGTACCAGAACCACCATCACTAGTAGTTCCTGTTTCTCTTGCATTTCCATCTTTTCCACCATAAATCCCATGACCACCTGCTTTTGAGTGAGAGCCTTCACCACCATCTTTAGCACCATCAGTTTTATTAGTGTTTGTGAGTTTGAAGTAAGAATTTCGTGTATTTTTTGTATTTGAATTACCGACAAAAACATTCTTTTTCATTGATATGTTTCCAGTTGTTACAGTGCTAGATGTTCCAAAAGGAATACCTTGGGCGTCTTGAAACCCAGTTTCTGCGACACCTGTAATCATACCTCTATCCATTGTATACTTTGTTGCCATATCGTAGGAAGAATCAAAAATACCTCCACCAGAATTTCTTTGAAAATTAGTACTACTTGCGCTTGATGGTGATACTACTGGACCTCTTGCCCCACCACCAGAAGCAAGAACTCCAGTACCACCATTTCCATTAGAAGGAGTTTGACCACTTGCCCCAAAACCTTTTCCACCAACAGGGTCTAAAACTGTTCCACTTGACCATGGACCAAATGTATAATTAAATGCACCTACTCCACCACCGCCACCGCCGTAATCGCCGCCAGTAAACGCGACTATAATACCACCATCACCGCCTGTTGAAGTTTGAATATCATCATTATCTGGATAATCATTGAATATACTATTTTGACTTCTCTTATGTGTCGTATTAAACAATTCAACAGTGCCGCCATCACTAGCGATACCAGAATTATTTATTAGACCATCACCACCCCTACCGCCATTGGCTTGCACAAAAACCTCATAAGAACTTCCACCACTTGGTTTTACCTTTAGTTTTGTTGAACCACCACTTGCACCATCACCTGTTGATCCTCCTGCACCCCCTGCACCAACATCAAATACCCATTTATCTCCAGCATTAAATGGAATTCCTTTTGGTATATAAACCACTGATCCACCGCCACCACCGCCTCCTGGTGCAATTCCAGCACCCCCACCGCCAGCAACAATAATACATCCAAAATGTTTTCCAGCGAAATGTGCTGGTGGAGTTACATCATATGAGACAGTTGCACTAATATTTTCCCCAGATTGTCCAGTGACTATTGCACCCCAATGTGTTCTAAATGGTTCTGCTATTCCATCACCAGCACCTTGAAAATCTAGTATTGATATTTCACCGCTTGTTGGAATTAAAATTGATTCATTTGCTGAGACATAACTTCCACCTCTATAATAATCAGTTAAAGTGTGGTTTACTGAACTACCAGAAGGAAAAACTTCGTCTATAGAATCTAAACTGAGACCTGGATCATTTGCATCAAATAAATTAACCATCCTCAACTTTACCATTATCTTTTCTCCAGTTCCTCAATTCTTTCCTTTAACTCTTTAATTGATTCAATCAATAAAGGAACAAGTTTTTCATAATAAACGGCCTTATACCCATCTACTCTATCTATAACAATCTCTGGTAGAACTTCTTCAACTTCTTGTGCTACAACACCTACATCATTTTTAGATGAGAAAATTTTATCCGCTTTTTCATTCCAAGTAAATGTATATCCATTTAATCTGCTAACTTTTTCAAGAGCATTATCAATTTTTTGTAAATTTTCTTTAAGTCTTAAATCTGATGATGCAGCAGCAATAACATTCCCTTCTGCACTAATATTTCCGGTTGCTGTAATAGCACCAGTAATTGCTAATGTTGAACCATCAAAAGTAGCATTCGCTTCAGCGTTACCACCAGTACCAGTTGCAGTTACGATTCTATTATTTGCGTTATTGTCAACAGAAAATCCACCTACGCTTGAAGCATCAATTGTTACTGTTTGTCCACTTGCCGATACAGTCAAACCACTTGTGGCATCAGCAGTAAAAGTCACAATTCCATTGTTTGCATCTGGTGTGGTGGTTCCACCATTACCACCTGTAATTCTACCAATAAAAAATGGTGGTTTAAAAGAAAATTCGCCATTAGTATTGTCGTAAACAATATTTCCATTAACATCATCTGCACTAGTAAGGCCAGTAACACTTAAATCTGTTAATCCTATTGAAGAAGGTAATGGTTTCATTTGAAATTCTGAAGGTGTTGTCCCAGAAATTTGTGTTGTTTTTGTTAATACCCAACCAACAGAAGCATTAGCACTATCGTCAAAATTAATAAAATCATTTAAATTCATTCTTCTGTTTATAAATTTTGTTGCGGAATTACTATCCAACATCATTACAGAAGGTTTATTTTCATCACCAGAAGGTGCGGAGTGTGGTATGGTTAAAAAAGTATCCAGACATGAATCTACTGTAGTTGCAAAATATCCAGGAGTTAATTTAAAAGTACCAATTCCATAATTAGAATCAGAACTAAAACTAATTGTACCTACTTTTCCAAACTCAGCATTATCAGAATCTGTAGTTCCTCTAAAATTTAAAAGACTTACTGTCGCCGCTCTAAGATGCGTTAAAACCCCAGTTTCGGAATCATATGCCAAACTTCCTTCACCATGAGATGGTATAGATGGTGTATCTATGATTGATATTGGTGGAAATAGTTCCGCTGGTCTAAATGTAAATGTTCCATTTGAATGTGATAATGCCGCTGGTTGTCTAGATTGTGCTGAACTTGTCGTTACAGTTAACCCTTCACCAGCAGCAGGTGGTGTGAAAGTAAAAATACCAGTTCCATTATAAGCAAGACTTCCTGTACCAGATGGTGTTACATTAGTGACTGATAACTGATAATCCTTTTTAAATGTTATTACACCAGTACCTTCAACATAACTTATTTCTCCACCTGCTTCTCTATTACTTGCATCATTAGTTACAGAAACAGCCGATTTTGCAGTTGTTGGAATATCCGCTGGTGTTAAAGTAATAAGTCCAGTACCACTATTATATGCAAGAGAACTTGCATTTCCACTCGGAGTCGCATTTGCCACACCGATATTTTCAAGTGTTGAATCTACAATATCTGATATTTTTGCAGATTTAAATGTAAATACCCCAGTAGAAGTATTGTATGCTAAAGTAGATGTGGTTCCATCAGGAGTATCAGTAGTGACACTATGAGAAAGTGCTGGTGTAAATCCAAGAACACCATCTTGAACAGCATCAGTAGAAGGTGTCCAAGACAATGCTCCCCCACCAGCCGCTGATGCAGTAGTTACAGATATTTTATTTTGTACAGCAATAATTGCTCTACTATCTCTGTGGTAAAGGTTTGTTGACCCTTCCGTAAGTCCATCTGTAGTTACTGTATTAAATACTCCAGTTACATTAACATCGCCATTCTCATCTACTCTAAAGATTGAGTTTCCAGAATTTATTGTATCACTATATGGATTTTTATTATTCCAAATTCCAAAATATTTTCCAGTTGAGTTATTAGTAATATCTAAAAAGTTATACATTGAATTATAACTAGATAATAAAGTACTATTTGTCTCATCTGCTGCTGCATCGTAATCAAACTCAAATGTTGGTTTATCTCCTTCCCACTCATCATTTGAAGGCTTACTAAATATTTTATACTCTTTGATATTTAAATTTCCACCCAAACTGGGACTGTCATCGTATGAAATATCCAAATATCCCTCAGAGAATATTGATTTCATATTATGACGTAACCCTTTCATACTCTTTCCATTACCATCAGACTCTGGAGTACTAAGGTTGATTAAATCGGTATTGTCATTTTTTACTTCTATTGTTAAAATTTGATTTCCAGATGCGTTTGGACTATCAATTAAATATATTCTTGCTTGGTCATCAGCATCAGAAGCAAATGCTTCGTCTGGAAAATGAATACCGTTTGTAGCACCAGCAGAAACATTTACTGTACTGTTAAATGTAGATGGTGTAGATGCAATAACACCACCACTCAATTTTAAATCATTATTTCCAGTAGTTTCTGCAATAATATTTCCTCTAAAATTAGTCAGTGCGCTATTACTATTAGTTTCTCCACCAATCAAGAAAAATGTTTTGTTTAGTATGAAAACTCTTATTTTTGGTTGATTTATTGAATTAGAATACTCAGCGACTTCATAAACTTTACTTTTTGATCCAAGTTGAAAAATAGAAGCATATTGATAATTTCCTATTGCTGCTGTACCAGACGCTGATAATTTTACTAAACCATGTTCTTTTAATTCTGCTATTAAAAATGAATCAGTATATTTCCAATTCCCAAAAGATGTAATGATACAAATATTATCCGTTCCACCGTTTCTCAAAGCAGTTAAATCAGTTGCCATTTGTTGAGCAACAACTCCACTAGTATCAACCGTTGCATCTATATTATAATTTGTGGTTGAAACTAGATCACCAATATTTGTAAAAACAGTGAGGGTTAAACCCTTTTCATTTTTTATAAAAGTAGCGTCAATACTTTCTAATCCAAGATCATCCTTTTCTATTGTTCTAAGTTTATCTCCATCATAACCACCTGCTATGAATAATTTAACTCCATCTAAGAGTTTCTGCTGGGCCTTACTTTGTACTTGCCCTATTTGAAATGTTGAATATGGGTCTTGATACCAAGTAGCACCTAATTCTGGATTGTGATAAAGTCTACCAGTAATTATATCGCCGCCAACAATAGGCCCACCAAAACCATCACTATCAGTCTGATGATATCCTTTGGAAACCCCAAAATCTAATGCCTTATCGCTATCAAAATATAAGTATGCTATTTTATTTTGTAAGTCTACAACAGTGTTTGCATCAGTCTGATGAAAACCTTCAGTACCTTCAGAGAATAATATATCTTTCACTGTTGCATTTGAAATTTTATCAAACGCAAATCCGTAATGAACAGGATTTCCAAATTCTCTTAAATCAAGATAATCTACTTCTGAGGGAATTCCTGTGTTATCATAAAGATCAATTCTTTTCGTTGTCAAAGGATCAATTGAAGAGTCTCCAAATTGACTTGTTTCTATTACTAAACTATAGTCTCTTTTTTGAACCTTAATTACAACATGACCACTAGAATCCCATGATGCATTAGCATTAATTGGTGGTGCTTCAATCATTCTACCCATATCAATTACAGTTTCATCTGCTTGACCAGCATTATATACTAATTCAAAATTAAATGGATAGTCATTGCGAGTTTGCACCCAATCTATATCAGAATCAAACATACCGTCTTGTCTAGTGCTTCTTAATACAGTTAATGTTTTTTCATCTAAACCAGATTTTATTAATCCAACTAATATACCCATAGCACCAGTTTGTTTTTCACTATCAACAGCACTAAATGTTGCTTGTAATGTATAGGATTGTGAAGGACTATTTGAATAAACTCCATTAATAGATTTATTAATTTTTTGCATTTTAGGTGTTATATTGAGTCTATCAGAGTCCAAATTAGTAGTATTAAATGTATGATTAGTGGAATCTAAATACACGTATGTATTTTGGTTATCCAGCCTCGCAGATTTGATTTTGTCGTGGTTGTTAAATGAATTAAGGTTATTAATATCAGACTGTACTAATATTAAATTTCCACCACTTTCAATAAATTTCTCATCACCATGACTATAAAACTTATAATCAAAATATTGTTTTAAACTTTCTGCTTTATCCGAATCTGATCCAAGATCAGCAGGAATATTTTTTAGAGCATTTGATAACTGATCACTATCAAATACAAATTTACCACTTGTTACAATATAATCCCAATCGTACTTTTTTTGAAGTTTATCATAGAAAAGAAATTGTCCATTCTCACCTTCCCCAAAAGGCATATTAGATGCATCATCATCATTACCAATAGTGCCAGAACTATCCAAATCAGAGATATTTAAATTAGGAAAAAATTGCCATTTTTTGTCTATCTGATCATACTTTACGTGTGCAAATTTTTCTCTCACACCACTTATAGAATCTGGTTGAGTATAATAAATGCCTCCAAAATCATCTTGAGCAAGTGCATTAACGTCTGTTAAGAAATCATTACTATCCCATTCACCAGCGTCAAAAACATACCTGCCAACTTTAAGTTCTGATTGAATACTTGCGCTATCACCACTCAATTTGGGAACATTTAAGAATGATATTTTAGCACTATCTGATCTAAATTGAGAAATATATCCACTATCTGCCCTGAGATATTTAAAATATCCACTATCTGAGGTTAATTGTTTTATATATCCACTATCAGCCCTAAGAGAAATAATATCAACACTATCAGCCCTTAACCATTTTATATCGGCACTGTCTGCCCTGAGATATTTAAAATATGCACTGTCAGCATAAAGATCATTAAATCTACCGCTATCTGCAACAAGACCACTAAACACAGTATTTGGATTAGATAAATCCACTAATGGAGTTGATGAATCCTCTGATCCAGATGATATGACCACACCAGAATTTGATCCTAAAATAATATCAGACGGTGCTATTTTTAATTTTAATTTTATTCCTTGATATGTTGGTTGATTGATATCAGACCACATATCATTTTTAGCAGTATTTTCATTTGAGGAAGAATATGTTTGTATTACAAAAGTAGTGGATAATGGGTCTGTGGGCAGTGTTGAAGTGTATTCCCAAACGTAATTATTAGGTCTAAAATATGGGTAATCAGAACTAACATCAACTTCATCAATAGTGACAGGTTTCCAAGCCCTATGCTGCTCAAAAGTTTGATCTAAATCAATTCCTATAGTAACACTTATTGTGTTAAAAGGAAACTCTATCTCAGCATTATCTCTTAAATCTAATGTTCCGGTAATTCCTTGTGGATGTAGTATATACTTTAGAATATCATTTTTCATACTTTATTCTTCTTCAGCATCAGCGGGATTTGCTACTTCTCCGCTTTTTATTTCATCCTCTACTTGAGACTTCAGTTCTTTAATATCTTCTTCACTATATTTCAAAACATTTTTAAATACCCATTCTTTAGAGAAATAGTCTCCAACATACTGAGTCATAATATCAAGTGTCTGTAGTCTTTCTCTTAAAACTTCTGCGTCTTTCATTTCAGAGAAATAATTATCTCTTGCATAGTCAACTCTTATACTGGTTTTCCAAGCATCCCAATCTGCTTCAGTTATAACCTTTTTAAGCACTAATTGTTTTTTAAGTACTTGTAAAAAAATCATACTAAATTTTTTGCGAAGGCGGTCTATAAATTTACTAAATTTGACTTCTTCTCTTGTAATTTCATTGTTCCTACCAAGAGAAAATTGTGATTCTTGTTCTAGTCTATTGAGTGGAACATTTAATGAACGATATAACCGTTTTTGAAAATATATGATATCATCAATTTGACCTAAGTTATCACCACCCGGAAGTGTTGTTACTTCAGTTCCTCTACCGCCTTCTCTGCGTGGCAACCAAAAATCTTCAAGCATTGACATATGTTTACGATCATCACGCAATTCACCAGTACCAGCATCGTAAACGAGTTTGTTACGATATTTGGTCATAATATTTTTCATATATTCTTCTGCTTTACCTTTTGGTAAGTTACCAACATCAACATAAAAAATTCTACGTTCTGGCGCACGACTCAATCTGTAAATAACCAGAGAGTCTTCCATCATTCTTAATTGATTGACAGGCTTAATGCACTTATGTAAATGAGAAACAACTTTTTTTCTGGATTCATCTAAAAGACCACTTGTTACATAATTGATTGAATCTAGTGTAAATTTTACACCTTTATTTTGAATTTGCCCTGCTGATGTTTTTCCTGGTTTTTCAGTGTATATGAAATATTCATTAATTGATTCAATAATGTCTGCATTTGTGGCAGGGTCTTTTTTAGTTTTAACTTCTTTAACTTTTCTTATTTTTGTGGCATCAATGAAACGAACTTCTTGAATACCTGCTTTTTCATTTTTTTCATCAACTAAAATATGGTGATAAATTCTACCATCAATGTACCATCTTTTGAACAGATCATGAGCATGTTCAGATGCGTCAAACATTGAGAGAACATTATCAAATTCTTCTTGAACTATTTTTTTAATGTTATCTGGTGCGTCTATTTCGTCGGTATTTAAGGATAATGTACTTTCATCTGCATTATTTACAATCGCTTCATTTACAATATCTTCTATCGCCATATCAACTTCTGGATGAATAGAAATTCCACGATATTTGTTAATCATCGCGATATTATCTTTGGTATTATCACCATCAATATCTATGTATTGACCAAAATGACTTCCAGATGCAGTAATATATCCAGCACCATCATCACTTTGTGGCGCAACTACACTTTTAATTCTTTCTGCTTCTTTATCACCTTGCTTCTTTCGTTTTATCTCAAAACCAAAGAGAGAAACTGTATTTTCTGCCATGAAACATTCCTATGATTTATATTGAGTGGGGGAACGAATCCCCCCACTTTTCACAAGTATTTATACGTTAACTTGTGCTATTACTTTCCCAATATTGTACTTGGAACTCACAAGTAAATTCTTCAATAGCATCTTGAGTATCATAAGATAATTCAATTGAAGAAATATTAGTTGGAAAACAACCTCTGAAAATATATCTTTTCAAAATACTTTCATCTTTATCAAGTTGATCAACCAAAAGGTCTGCTTGATAAGTTTGAGGATTGGTAAATCCAATGTTGGTGGAATGAGAATTAATACCATTCATCCAACGCTCCAATGCATTTCTTGTACCAAAATCAGTATCATTAATGATTGTTGCGGTCCAAGTTTCAAATGTTCTATCTCCAGCAATTTTCAACTGCCTACCTCTGAAGGGAACTTCAATTGCATTCAGTGTTGATGCTGGAAGTTGTGCTGCCCTACACATAAAAGATGTAAGTTCAACATTACCTGCTGCATATCCTGGAAAGTTAATGGTTGCTTTAAAAAGGTTTGCTCTTGCGCCACCCCCTCTTAATTTTGCTTTAAAATCGTCTACGCCTAAAATCGCCATTTTTTATCTCCTATGCTATCTTATACGCCAGAAGTGCCAACAACTTCTTCAAACGTAACTCCAGTGCGTACAGCAACAAAGTTAAGGGTGATGAAGTTAATAGACCTTGCAGGTTTGATGAATAGGGAAGCGATAAATTGATTTGAATCTATAATTAACGGTGTGTTATTAGTTTCATCACAAACCAATTTGAAATCGGTAATTCCCCTTCTACCTTTCACATCTCTGAGTAGAGGTTCAACGATATTTACAAATTCAGCCCTTGTAAATTCATCGTTAAATTCAAACAGAATGTTTTGTGCCGCTGCTGCAATTGCTCTCTCAAGAACAAGAAACAATCTACGAACATTAATCCGATCAAATGCTGATGGTCTTGCTAAGTGAGTTTTATCACCATAAAGCAATATACCTTCGCCCGGAATATTAGCGATTGGGTTGATACCTGCTTTATACAGCGTATCTCTCTCTGATTTAGTTGGCGAATATGCCAAACTAGTTACACCAAAATATTGACCTCTACGAGTACCTGCTGGTGAGAACCATGGAGCAAAATTATTGTCTGTTGCTGCCATAATACCTGCTGTAGAAGATGCTGCTGGAATAAAAATGTATTGATCATTATATTTGTCGTAAACTTTTAGATAGTTGTTATCAACAGCAAGGTAAGAACTTCTTGTAAATGAATTAGAAGTCATTGCGCTTGAAATTGCCGTGACCGCCGCCGCTGAAGTTGTTTTTCCAACAATTGCATCACGATTTGGTGATGTTAATACCATACAATCTTTACGTGTGTTTTGTGCTATAGATACCATATTATTTACAACAGTTTGATGATTTTGAGCAGTCGCTAGGCCAGGAGCAATCATGAAATCAATCGCTAAAGCATTTGGATCATTAAATTTGGCAAAGCCAGTTCCAAAATCTGCTGCCACAAGTGCCGTTGAATTTACACCTCCACCAAGAGATATTGTAAGTTCTTTTTTACTACCAGTTCCAAACACATTGGAGTAATCTTTAGTTCCTGTTGGTGCTGTACCTGCATTTGTACCAAATCTAGAATCATTGACAGAAGGTAACCAAACATATTGTGAATTTCTGTTTATTACTTCTTGAATATAATTTGTTGATCCTTGATTAGTTTTCGCTCCCAGTATCAAAGAAACAAATGGGAATGTTTCCAAAACTGTACCAGCAATTCCTGAAACATCACCTTCTTCATCAATAATGGCAACATGAACTTCATCGTTAGTGACACTTGTACCCGCACCCGCACTAGCGGTGTTTGCGAAGTCTGAAGTTGCTGGCGCAGCATCAAAAAATCCTCTATACGCCCAATTAGTGAAATCTGAATCACCAGTGCTGTTTGCAATTATAGAAACTTTTAAACTATTTCCAAGAACTCCAGGATACTTTGCCACAAAGGTGTGTCCATCTGTACCAAGTTGGGCTTTTTGTCCATCAAAGTTGTCAGTATTTGTTACTAATGGAACTGATCCACTTCCTGCTACTGGCGTACCAGAAGTTGTGAATGTACCGATATCAACTACACCAGTTGCACCAGCAGAATCTTCGCCAGTGATTATAATCTTCAGATCGTTTGCAGGTGATGCGCCACCTAAACTGGTTCCAAGAATAACTGCTGAATCTCCAACATTATAGTCGCCGCCAGTTCCTTCATTTGTTAGTGTTGCTGAATAAGCACCACCACTTCTTACTACTGTCCATTCCGCGCCAGTGCCAGTTGCGCTTGCGCCAGCCGCACCAGAGATTGATGAATGAGTCAATCCGGTATAAGTTGTTGCCCCAACCGTTGTTTCGTATGAGTTTTTTGCTGTATCTGTATACTCTCTAACGATAAATAAATCATCAGAATATCGCAAAAATTGATTTGCTGCATGAAAGTCTACAGTATTAACTGTATCAGGACTTCCAAAAGTTCCTACTAAGGTTGCTTCATTGCTAACGAGTGTGGGTACATCACATGGACCCCAAGAAAAGTTTCCTACAAACGCACCTGTTGACGTAGGTATGTTGGGAACTCCACTAGTTAGATCAACTTCTTTTACAACGATTGCAGGAGATTCAGAGGGTGCTGTTAATGCCATTTCTCTTTTCCTTTTCCAAGTAAATTAATAAGTTCTTCATAATACGGTTATGTTCAATTACTTGTATTTATATAAAGTGTATTTTAGAACCTTTCATATTCTGTTTGTATATGCCATCTCTCTGCTTCGTGATCTACAACTATTTCATGTCTACCATCATCTATAAATCCAAAAGGTAGCACATCATTTTCAATTTCTTGCATTTTCTGAGAAAATAACAAATCTTTAATTTCAATATCTGTAAGTTCATTAAAATGAAGTGTACCTACAAAATACCCAAAAAGAACAAAATTCATCACTAGATCATCATGATTACCATCACTTGCTTCCCACGAATTTCCTTTTGCCGAAAACGTAGATATTTCTAGTATAGTATTTTCATCATGTATGATTAATTTTTTATTTTCAAGTAAGTCTTTGAATGATGAACAGCCCATTCTTTTTACTTTTCTATTCATTTTAATACCAATAGAATCTGCTTTCACTAAAGATTCAACATACATATTTTCATATTCTAAATCGTGATACAATCCGTTAGCCACAACCATTCCAGCATCATTTGATTCAACTACAACAGTTGCCATATTATATGCAGAAGCATACTTATAAATTATATTTGGAAATAATAATGGAGATATAAGATTATTTCTATATACAGCAACTTGTTCAAACACATCATTTGAAATATCAATTATATTGAATGTTGAATAATCTCGGCCTCTACCTTGAGCAATATCAACCATACAAGCATAAGTATGACCTTCTATTGGTTCTTTATATACCAAAACACTGTCTTTGTCAATTCTTTTTTTAGGTTGTGTTGCTGATAATGAAAGTAATGTTTCAACCTCTATAAGCGTGTTTCCAGTTCCTATAAATGTGTTTCCGAATTCTTGATCAAACTGAAGTTGGGACGTATTATTGATTGTTTGTTCTTTCCATGCAACATCACGGCCCGGCACATCCCACCAATCAACTCTAAAAGGTTTATATTCATTTACTTCTTGAACAGCACCTTCCCAAATTTTATGAAAGACATTACCTATGCCGTTTGCAGTAGAAGTGATAATAACCTTAGTATTTTCACCAGCAGAAACAACAGGATATGTTGAAGTATAAAATTCGTTTGCTCTTTCAACAAATGCAAACTCATCAAGGTAAAGTAAATTTACCGACATGCCGCGAATAGATGAACCTGAAGTTGCTGCCGCAACTATTCTAGAGTTATTACTAAATTCAATTGAACCCTTATTTAGTGCTTTACATCCTGGTTGCAAAAAGAAAGGTAAATTCTCTAACATAAGAGTGACTCTTCCCAGCATTTCTCTTGCTGTCGCACCTTTATTTGCCATAACTGCAATAACTTGTTCTGGATTGAACAAAGCAAACCAAAGTAAATATGCTACTGATGATATGGATTTACCCGATTGCCGACACGCTAGAACGATAGAGAATCTGTTGTTAGTAAATTGATCAAACATTTTTTCTTGGTATGGATATAGATCAAAATTGACAAGACCTCTATCAAGTGATATTATCTTGCAATATGTCTTTGCAAAATATGCTGGATCATTCATACATTTTTGATATTCTAAAACACTTTCTTGTGTCCATTCTTGAATCACACCATCACGTTTTACATTCATATTTCCAAGATAAGAGTTTGTTACTTGACGATCAGTCATCTTCACTCTTTGGATTAAATTCTACTACATTTTCATTATCTTTAATATGGATAGCCTCTGGTTCTTTTATATCTTGAAGCATTCTTTGTAATTCTACAGTTGAACCTACAAACAAATTATTTGTAGTTCCACCCTCTAATGCTTGAGTATTTCTATTTAACTCATTTTTCTTTTTATGTAAATCAATGAGTTTGTCATTTACTTCAGATACATTTTTAATTAAACCAGCAACAACTTCAAACGCCCTTGGATGTTCTAAAGCAGAAGCAATATTCATCATTTCATCTAAAGACTCCTGACCTTTTTGAATTAAGTCGTAATAAGTCTGCCGTGTAAATTCTAAATCATTTTTTTCATTATTTGAATCACTCATTATATTTTTTCCTACGCACTATCAAAATTTTCTTTTATTGTTTCAGTAAATCCAAAATCACTATCTCCTGATGGCGGTGCTAAATTTAAAGGATTAGGTTCAATAGTATATTGAGATAATTGTGGATCACTAGAATCTCCTAAAATTTGGTTATAAACATCAGTAGTTGTTTTTCTAATAATACTATGATCATTAATAGGCCCATAAAAGTTCGCCAGCATCGTAAAATCTAAAGTATAAATTATAGTTCTTCTTTGTTCTAATGATCCTTCAAAATCATCTGCAAAATTTACACTCGTTAATGTGATAGGAACATCTTCCTTTATGTCAGAGGCTAATGTTGCAAAAGGTTTCATTGTTATAGTATAATGCGGATTAAAGTATGGAATTATCTGTTCCACCATTTGTAGAGCATCATCTTGCGTCTTTGCATAGATATTTAATTGAAATGCAATGTCATATGGTGCAGGACTGAAAAATTTATTTCTTTTAGTATTAGATGTGACGGATAAATTTTTATCATATGCATTCATCTTAGGGAGTTTACGTTCTGCATTATATGTAAAAGACGTTATTTCAAAAGACATTCTAGGAAGTTTAATAGCAACCCTTGTATCCTTTTCAAGATCAGGATTTTCTCTGATCCTTTCTAAGTATTTTGCTTTAGGTGCATATGAAAGTGGTACTTTTACTTGACTTATGATTTTTCCAGAAGAATCTTTTCTTAACACATAAATGTTGTTGAACATAGTTCCAAAAATTGCAACTGATTTTCTAATTCTTTCGTGATAGAAATACTGTAACATTATTCGTCTCCCGGATCACCAAATGGATTAGTTTCAGAAAAATCCAAGAAATCTAATGTAGTACCACTTACATTAGCGGCAAATTCTTCATTCTGTTCATTTGAAGAAATTTTATTAACTTCTTTTACTGTCAAAATTTTTGTTCTAAATCCATGATCGCCCCCAACAATATCTGAGTCTGATCCCGGTGCAAATGTATGATACTTTCCATCATCAGCACCTACATGAACTAAAGACATTACTCCAGTTTCTGAATTAAAATTAGTTATTTCACCTCTAAGTTTAGTGGTTGCTAATTGATGAGATATTTTTTCACCAACAGAATATTTCGCAAGGATTGGTGGAGCAATATAAATTGAAGGTGCGCCCTTACTTGGTTCATAATATTTTCCCCTCGCAGTTATTACTATTCCTGTTATGGTTCTATTTGTTGGATGCACAACAGAGTGACCCGCCGCTCTGAAATGATTACTGTCTCCAGTTGCACTATCAAAAATTACTGTTGGTAATTCTGTATAAAATCTTCCAGCATTAGTCATCGTAACAGATAAAATACTATTATCGCTATCATCTGGATTCATATTTGCAACTCCGGTTGCTGTAAAATCAGTTGCAACTTTTGTTGGGGCTGAAACAATTACGCTTGGCGCATCTGTATAAAAATTTCCAGAATCTGTTATAGTTAAAGATGATAAAACCGCATTGGTTATAACTGGTAATGCACTAGCGGTAAAGTCGCTTGCTATCTTTTCTGGTGCTGAAATTGTAACAGTTGGTGGGCTAGAATAAAAATCCCCAGAATCTGTAATAGTCACAGTAGATACCACATGATCAACTATTGTTAAACTTGCTGTTGCAGTAAAATTACTTGACGGTAATGTTGGTGCTGAAATTGTAACAGTTGGTGATGTTGTATATCCACTACCAGAATCTGTAATTAAAACACTTGAAAGTCTATTATTAACTATTGTTGCTGTGGCGGTAGCAGTTGAACCACCAACAGAATCAAACGGTGAAATTGTTATTGTGGGTGGTGTAGAATTATCATAAAATTTACCAGCATTGGTTATTGTTAATCCAGATAGTTTATTGGATGCTATTGAAGATGATACTAATGCTTGTTTATCATTATCAGTCGGGGCTGATATCGTTATATTTGCAGTTCCAGCACTATCGCTATCATAAAATTTGCCAGCATTGGTTATTGTTAATCCAGATACTTTATTGGATACTATTGAAGATGATACTAATGCTTGTTTATTACTTGAATCTGTAGGTGGTGATATTGTTAGGGTAACCGTACTAGAACTATCATAAAATTTTCCAGCATTAGTAACTGTAAAAGAACTTACTTTATTACCTGACAATATTGCCGATACTAATGCTTGTTTATTACTTGAATCTGTAGGTGGTGATATTGTAATATTCGGCACACTCAGATAATGTGATCCAGAAGTGGTAACTCCAATTGATATTGTTGTGGTGGCACTATCTAAGTTTGGTATCATAACCGCTTTGAGTATAGGAGTAGTCGGTGCTTCAATTACTATTGCAGGTGCAGAATCATATCCAAAACCAGCGTCAGTAATTAAACCACTTTGAATATAGTTAGTAGGCATTATAATACTCCTATATTAGCAGTCGCTATTGCTTGTCTAGGAATTTTTAAGGTAAGTTCATAAGTATAAGCACTTGTCGCTTCAAGTTCATCAAGAACTGCCAAAGATGTATCAAAAGATTCATCATTATATACAAACAATTCACATCGCATTTTATATGTAGGTAGATTACTTAAAGCATAGAAAGGCTGTTCGTTTTCAACATGCATAATTTCAAACATGGAGTTTGAAAGAGGAAGATATATTAAATCTCCTTCCGCTGGCCTTTCTATTTGTTCTATATCATTAGTTGTTTGACCAACAAGACCTTTCCACCTTCTACGAGAAACTATAAATGTAGCAGCATCTCGTATTTCAACGCCAAACTTTGTAAACAGATCACCTTCACCATCAAACCCTTCAGTATTTTCAATATACATTTCTATTTTGTATGAAGAATTGAATGCTGATGGTACGTCATCACCGAATACTTTGTTTTCATTTACTATAGTTCTAGGAAGATAATAAACGTCTTGCCCATAAGTTTTGAGAGACTCTATAACAATATCTTCATAAAGATTTTGTTCACTTCTTACTGTTTGAGAAATATAATGATTAGTTGTCATAATTTACCCCACCATAAAATCAGGTGGCATTTCTTGTTCCAGCCTCATTCGTTCTTCAAGTCTATCTCTATCTTGTATGGCATCATCATATATTTGTCTACCATTTAATGTGACCCCACCTGGCATTTGCATATTTTCAAATTTAATAAGATTTGCCCCCCATTGAATTTTTATTAAACAAGTTGCATAATCTTTTAGAAACCTATCATTATAAACAGAAACATTTGTATCTGGATCAATAATTTGCAACACTTCTACAACCAAATAATCACCTGCTTTTATATCACCGTTTTGCCACTCACCGTGAATATGAAGTCTATTCTCTCTTCGTGAATAGCCTACTTGTGGAATACCATTTAATTTGGTATCAATCAATGCCAAGTGTTGTTGCATTTGTTCATAGTACATTAAATCCCCAATAAAACTACCCATATCAGCAACATCGTTTAACATCATTTGATATTTAATATCAAAGAAATTTGAAGTATTACCAGCAGTGATAATTGGAAATAATTTTGTTACATAAATTACGCTTGAGGGTATTGGAATATATTTGTTTGTAACATCGTCAGAAGTAACGAGATGTTTTAAATATGTCCTATGTGTAGCATCTGAGTGAAATTCTTGATAAAAATCAATTGCGTCATCAATACGATCCTCTACTTGGTCTGTCGCAACATTGATTTCAATTACTGGTGAGCCTAATCTTCTCAAACAATAATCTATCAATTCATCTCTGGTGTCGGGTCTATTTGATGACATAGTGTTTCCTAATTAAATAGTTTGTTCACTTCTATTTATATAGATTTTAATCTCAACATATTATTAAAATCATCCATAAGACCAAGATTGTGCGTCTGGGCCAGTGGGCGTACCACCGCCACCTTCACTAATTTCTGACGCAGGAAATACAGAACTCACTTTAATTATATTATGTCCTATCACATCAGGAGTATATTTTCCAACAGAGTCTGAGAAAAAATCAGAATCGCGAGAAACAAATGTTGTATTAAGACTAGCATTATTTACATTACTACCGCCAGAACTATTAATTGTATGACTATCACCGTTTATTTGTAATATCGTATTATTCGCAGAATATGCCCAACTAGAATTTGTATCATTAACTTTAATATTAAACCTATCATTAAATACTTTAACATCTGGTTTTTGACTTACGCTTATTCTAGTGAGTTGATTAACAATAGATGACATTACGATTACCTATGACAGTTGCACGTTTGTTAATATATCACTTGTACCTGATCCAGTTATAATAATTGCTTCGTTTACATCAGCAGAAGTACTAGTAGTTACAGTTGCGGTTGTTGCCCCACCACTGAAAGTCATTGTACTTCCTTGAATAGTTAAATTAACACTTACTGCCATTCTAGCACCATCCATACCATATGCACTAATTCCAACAGTAGAATTTATATTTGAACCAGAGTAGTTATAAGTGCTTGCAGCAGGTGTTACTGTCACTCTCACTGGAGTTGCATTAGATAGTAAATGAATATTAACTGGCACATCATCTTGATCTGCACCAACCGCCCAAATTCTATCTGTTGAATCTCTTCCCACCGCATTAAATGATTCATTAATTGTGGCAGTTAACACCCATCCATTAGTATTATCCCAATTATAAATTTTAAATGCATTTTCACTAAAAGTTCCTAATTTAGTTCTAGTATCATTTAACCATATAATTTGGTATATTTGAGTAGATGATATTACGTTACTATGATATGTTAAT